GTCATTCCTTCAAAGGTTCAGGTGTCCTACAACACGCCTACGTCCTTCTTTCCCAGTCCGCGAGATTCCGAGCATTTGGCATCCCTTTCGAGAGCGCACCTCGGTCTTATTGCAGGTGACCGGCCAAGCTAAACCACGTTTATCATCTATGACCGCTGACATCCAACCCGTGCACGCTTCTAAGCAACGCGCTATCTGTACCTCTACAGACAGAGCGCCGATTCATCATATCAATCGCTCAACATGATTCGGCAAAGAAGCAGCCCGTAGGGCGGGACCGCTAAATAGTGTGGCGTCTTACGGCGTTAGACCCTCGCATCATTCTTTCGGAAGAAATTTTCCAACTTCTATCAAGCATTCGCCTGCGTCAAAATCCTCGTAAAGCGGCAGTTGCTCTTCCGGCTCTATCATTAAAGGGAACGTAAATTCCCTAATGACCTTCGGAGTAACATACCATCTTCTTGTATCTGCCCAAGTCGGCCTAGATAGCTTCGAACCTTCACCGAATCCCGAAAGATAAGGTAAAAAATTCGGAGCACTAGGGCGAACCTCGGACAATTTCAAGAAAAAGTCTAAACGAGACCTTTTCGCTAACGATTTAAATTCACATGAAAATTTCCATGCGGCCATCTCCCGGGCGCTCTTCTTCCTGTCTTCTCTCGTTAATGAGCTTGGCTTGACAAAAATGCAACGATCCTTCGGCACTACCACATTGTGGTCGGGACCAAGAAAAGGTACATCATAAGTCAATGGACTCATTAAGAGCGAAAACTTCCTAGTAATTCTCCACGCCAAATCGCCTCGGAAGCCAAGCTCCAGAGTAGTCAGACGTTGATTCTTTAATGTCCCTAAGTGCCATTTAAAGAATTCAATTCCTGCTCTGTAACGTTGGTTCCCGTGAATCCCAGCGAGAAAACTTTCGAAAGTTTCCGACAACGAAGTAACGTCCTCACACTCTCTAAGCATACCGAATCTAAGGGTCTGGCGAACAACGTAACGACCGTGCTTACGCACTATCAACGTCGAATTCAAAGTCCCGTAAGATTCGGACACACTCGTTTTTGTCTCTTCGACTTCAAGCCCTAGATGTTTGACTGTTTCCATCCACTCCCTTGAGAACTCGGGTGAGGATTGGAACAGAATGTCATCGCC